GAGGACAAACACTACAATCACTGGGAACGCTTAGAGCGTTGCCTTTACCAACCAATTAAGGTAAGATGGTGATTCGAACACCGTAATGTTTGTGGGTTGTGGATTCAACCCAAAAGGGAACTGTTTCACAGAGCGATCTTCGCTCCAGTATCGTAGTTAGGAAATACTACGGATTTGGCTACTTTTGTGATCAGTGGTGGAGGCATTAAGCCGCCAAAGGAGAAATCGTCCGCCCCTGCTTCCATGATGTTAAGTGGAAACGGCCAAATTTTAGGGGTGTACGTCGCTGTGGCACCCGAGAGGGTGGATGAAAATGGGCGGTACCGGAGTTCAAGAAATCTGCGGGATCTTGGTGCAGAGTATTTGTGTGTCTTAATGTAGTCCGCCTCGCCAGAAGCAGGCGTTGTAACAAGCTTGAAGGGGTACTTTGAAGTGGGGGGAACTTGAACAACCAAACCACAACCAGATTCGCCTGATTTCTCAACGGCGAAGTTCCCAGAAAGAGCTGAATTAAGGCCATAACTATAATTGGTAGCTGAAAGAGTTGTTGAAGAGGAATTTGCGTAGTTATAACCAAGAAGAGCGTCTTCGGGTCGGAAGTAAGGTTGTCTTGGTGGGGAGTCTTCGTCGATAAGTCCTGAAAGGCGAAACTCGAAAGTTCCTTTTTCTGTTGGGTTTGTGATTTCGTCCGATAAATTGGCGAAAGCCGCTGCGTTGATGACGTTGCTCGGACGAGCAGAGATTCCATAGAGACGTGAACCTCGTGCGAAAACATATAATCGTCCAACATAGGAAAGGGCAGATTCGAGTTCTGTCAGCCAATTTTTGTTTGAAGCGCGTGCCGGAGCAATCTGTTTGTTGTAAATTGAAGCATCGTCCTGTCCGTCACCTGTACCAAAGTAGTCTGGGTCAAAGACAAGAACATTAAGTGAAGATGGTGGAATCACTGTCGAAGTCCATGCGCCTGCGGTAGTTACGGCTTGAGGGTACATTGCGTAGGCCGGTGTTAAGCGGCGTGTGAGAGTGCGCAAGTTCGTGATGACTTCTCCGGCTGCTAATCTAGCTCGTGATTGAGGATCAATTCGCTTCATTGGGATAAAGTTCCGGTAGCAGCCACGTTGGTTAGTTGCTGTTGAGAGGTCGTCAATGCCGGGTGGTGCAATGCCTGCAGGAGCCGATTGGTAACAAAGCTCATCTTCTTCCATTTCGAGGTCGTATGGGCATTCTGGAAGTTCTCCTAGTCGAGTGGGAGCAACTGGATAAGGTGCTTCTGTCATAGTGGTACCATCGTACCATTTGGATGTGTAATCA